GCCCGACCCGACACCCGCCACGGTGCTTGCTCTGCGGGTCGCGACGTTCAACACGATGGACCCGGCGCTGACCGGCTCGAAGCCGCTCACCGCTTCCCGTGCCGCCGCGCTCGGCACAACGGCAGCGAAGGCGAAGGCGGACGTCTACCTGCTCAACGAGTGCCCGGAGGCGATCCGCGACGTGCTGCGGGCCGCGATGCCGGGCGGTGGCGCTCGCTGGTTGGTCCGTCCCCGTGGCGCGCAGGCGATCATGTGGGACTCCGACCGGCTCGCCGAGATCGCAGAGACCGCAGTCGACTTCAAGGGCATCAGCTACCAGGGCGGCCAAATCTGCGTGTTGAGGGACAAGAGCACCAGGCAGCAGGTCGTGTTCGGCTCCTATCACCTGACGCCCAACAGTCGCTCGACGGACGCTCAGCAGCGCTCGCAGATGTCGCAGATGATCGCAGCGATCCGCAGGTTTGGTCAGGGTCCGCGGATCCTCGGCGGCGACGGCGTGAACGACAACGCTTGGCTGCCCGGCTGGGATGATGCGCGCGAGAAGGCAGCGAACAGCAGCACCCGAGACGCCAAGACCTACCAGGACAAGGCGATCACCGACCGCATCCACTCCGACCATCTGACCCCGGTCGACTGGCGCGGCTACAACGTGAAGCCGTCCAGCGGCTCGGACCATGCGCTGGTCGTCACCGCCGTCAACGTCCCGATCCAGACCAACAGCACGCTCTGAGGAGGAGCATCATGAACCCGCTCACCATGATTCCCGACGCCGTCCGGAAGGGTATCTACGTCGGCTACTTCGTCGTCGGTGTCCTGATCGGCGCCGTGCAGGTCGGCTACACGGCGGTCAACGCCCTGCAGCCCGACTGGCTGACCATCTCGCTACAGGTCTACGCCTATGTCGGGATCGCGCTCGGCCTCACCGCCGCCAGCAACGTCCAGTCGACCGATTCCGGCGACTGATCTACAGCGCACCCTCGCCGCCCTGTCCGAGGGTGCGCGAGTGCTGCGCATCCACCACATCCACTGGGCCGCCGACAGCATCGATGAGGCCCGCAAGCTACTGACCCGAGAGGCTGACCATGGCAGGCATGACCAACACCGAGGCGCAGGCAACGCTTGACGCCCGGTTCCCGACGACCGGCGCGACGGACTACATCGCCTACAGCGCCAACGGGACGAGCGAGACCGGATCGCTGGCCCGGACCGCGATCGGTGCTACCGGCTGGGCTGCGGCGACCGCCGCCGATCCCAGCGTGAAGGCGAACGCCAGCATCCTGACCACGGCGGCGGCGACCGGCGCAGTGACGATCACGCACTGGGCGATCTTCAACGCCAGTACGGCGGGCACTCAGCGGTGGGACTGGACTGCCCTCACCGCATCGAAGACACTCGGCATCGGCGACACTGCCTCGTGGGCGGTCGGTGCGCTCCAACTCACCCTCACTTGATCGGAGGCTGACGCATGGCGATCACCACGCGCGACCAGCTCGCAGCCGCCCTCGCCGGCTCCTACGATCGACCGTTCTTCAAGGGCTCGGCGACCGCTGTGGTCGGGTTCATCTATGCGCTGTTTCGGGCGTCCGGCGGAGATCCTGCCGCATCCACGCTGGCGAACCCGACCACCACCGGACGCGCGCTCGACCGCACCAGCTCGGGCGCGATCCCGTTGTGCGCGACAGGCTCGGGCAACACCTTGTACCTGGCTGGGTTGCAGGTCGCGGGTCCGACCATCGGCAACGTGGGCATCTACGACCGGGCGGTGGAGTGGGGCGGCCTGTCCGGCACCGTGACCACGGCACAGTCCCTGTCCGCGGTGACGCTTCCCGCGCGCTGCGGTGACGGCACCGGATACGGCATCTGGCTGGAGATCTACACCGCGCTGGGCTCTACCGCGTCGGCGACCGTGACGGCCTCCTACACCAACCAGGCGGGCACGTCGGGACGCACCGCCACCCTGATCGGCGGCATCCCGGCATCGATCCCCGCGAACCGCGTGATGCAGTTCGCGCTGCAAGATGGCGACACTGGTGTGCAGTCCGTCCAGTCGGTGACCTCAACCACGAGCACCGGCACGGCGGGCAACTTCGGTGTCACGATCCGCAAACTGATCGACACCGTCCCTAACGCCACTGCGAACGTCGGCTACGTGAAGGGCTACGCCGAGACCGCACTGGCGATCATTCCCAGCGATGCCTGTCTGGAGATCCTGGTGCAGGCGTCTACCACCTCCACCGGAACCCTGTTCGGCAAGCTCTCTATCGCGCAGGGCTGACGCGGAAGGGTGGGTAGCTGATGGCTCACACCTTCCTTGCCACCCCCTACAAGGAGCGGAGGTGGTCGACCGCTGAGGGTGACCTGCTCGGAGACCTGTCGCTGCTCGAATTGTTCGGCGATGTGCCGGCCAACGACCTCGTCGGAACTGGCGCGGCCGCCTCCGCCGGGGCGGGGGCGCTACTGCTTGCGGCCGTCCTTGGCGGAACCGGTGGCGCTACCTCTGGCGGGTCCGGGGCGGCCACACTCAGCGCGTCCATCGCCGGGACTGGCGGGGCGGTCTCGGGAGGCATGGGCTCGGACACACTCGTCGCCACCGTCTCCGGAACAGCCTCGGCCGTCTCCGGCGCGCAGGGTGCGGTCACCCTCACCGCCGCACTGTCCGGCACTGCTGCGGCGGGCACCGGCGCGCAGGGCCAGTTCACCGACACCGGCATTTCCGGCAGTACTGGGGCGGTCTCTGGCGGCACTGGTGAGGTAACCCTCATCGCGACCCTGTCGGGCACCGGCAACGCGAACAGCGACGGCACCGGCAGTATTGTCCGCACCGCCGCTCTTGCGGGCACCGCGAACGCCGCGAGCGGGGCCGTGGGAGCCGTCACCATTCATTCCGTGCTGGCGGGAACCGGTAACGCCGGTACGGCGGGCATGGGGGGCGTCACGGCCCGCCTGGCGCTCACCGCGACCGGCGCCGCAGTCGTGGACGCACTCGCCACACTCCTCGGCATCTATGCCCTCGCAGGCATTGCAGCAGCCCTCACCGGCTCCAGCGGCGCCATCGGAGTCGACGCGCCGCTCCCGTCCATCCCGACGCTTGCACGCACCCTGCGCGTCTTCGGTGAGGGCCGCGCCCTCGGCGTGCTGTGGGAATCCCGCACACTGACCGTCGAATACGAGGCCCGCATGCTGGCCATCCCGCCCGAGGATCGCACCTATCCCATCGCCTACGAATCGAGGACCCTGCCGTGCAGATGATCGCCCACGACCCGGATGCGAAGCTCGACTACTGGTTCGACTGGAATGTAGCCAGCCCCACCGGCAAGACGTGGCTTGACGGCGACACCATCGCCAGTGCCACCATCACCTGCGCCGACCCGACCGTCACCATCACCAACGTCTCGCACGCCACCGGGACCACGGTCGGCTGCTGGGTGGCCGTCACCCCGGCGACCGTCAGCCCCGTCAGCCTCCGCTGCCACATCGTCACCGCGGCGGGCCGCGAGGACGATCGCACAATGCTGCTCTCCATCAGGGAGCGCTGAGCATTGCCTCTTCCCGATGGCCTCACCGCCGCCATTGCCGCCGTAGAGGCGCAGGCGACCGCGCTCTCCAACCGCTACGACGCCGCGCAGGCCGCGGCGGTCACCCTTACCGACGACCTCGAAGCAGCCGAACAGCGGGCCATGATCGCCGAAGCTAAGTTGGCACGCGCCCGCCTGCGCCCTGGCATCGACGTTGCCGGACCTGACAACACCGGTACCATCCCGGGGGAACCGCGCACCAACTGGAATGCGCCCGGGACCGTGGGCAAGGTAGCAGTCGCGCCCGGGACGTACGACACGCAGGACTTCTACGGCGACTGCTACCCCGCAGACCCGGCCGGCACCTACCTGTTCCGCGGCTGCCGCTTCCACGGCGGTGTCGGGCACCCGAGCGGCAACCGCGGCTGCTTCTACTGCTGGAATCTCACCACCGGATGGGCGACCTTCGAGGACTGCACCTTCGCCCCCGACAGCCCGAGCTACTACCGCGACGGCATTGTGGGCCACCGCTACACCGCCAGCCGATGCCAGTCGTTCGGTGGTACTGACGGATTCGGCGTCAACGGCAACGGCGGCGCGATCATCGAATGGCCCTACGTCCCCTGGCTGACCTGGTTCAAGCAGGACCCGGCACACACGGACGGCACCCACAACGATCCGGTAGCGATCCAAGGCGGCGGGCCTAATGTCGTCAGGGACGGCAACCTCGCCTGCTACGTCAAGGTCGCCGACACCTCAACCGGACCCAACACCCGTCCCGCACCCAACGGCATGTTCTACGGCGGCTCGGCGATCATCGTCAATCAGGCCAAGAGCCTCGACGTGATCCACGACACCACCATCTCGGGCAACCTGCTGTCTGGTGGCTACGCGCAGTTGCAACTCAACAACAACCGCGGGACCGGATACGTCCTCGCCGTCACGCTGGGGCCAAACCAGTATGACCGCGACGTCTACAACAACAGCAGAGCCGCCGTAGACAAGCGCTGGATCTGCCTCGTACCGAACGGCGGCGCGATCACCGCCAACATGGCCGAACAGCGCTGGGCCGACGACGGCACCGCACTCACGCCCGGGCTGGCGACCGGAATCCGCACAGTCTGA